CCGATCCCTTGAGCGCATGAGCTTGTGTCACGCGGTCTACTTCTGCCGGGGCTGGGAAAAGGCCCGGGGCTGCAGAATTGAACACGAAGCCGCAAAAGCGTATGAACTGGAGATCATCTATGAGGATATGGAGGAAGCTATAAATGAGGCTTGAAGAATACTGGCGTGGTAAGCCCGGGACTAAATATGGTATCTGGAACAGCAGCAAAAAGGAATTTCAGTTTGACATTTGTGAGGATACTCCTGCATTAGCCGAAGCTCGTCTGTCCCAGAAAATCGGGCAGGATGCCCGAAAATGGAGGTTTGAGGCACGACAACTCCAAGGAGGTAAGGTATGACCAGAGAAGAATACGAAGCCAAAATGGCGGCCCTGGAGCCGCTTGCAGAGGAACAGCGCAAAAGCATTACCTGTTCGCTCCTCGGCCACAGCCACATCACCAAGGGCTGTTTCGGCTATGTGCTCTGCGCCCGGTGCGGGGCACAGATCGGTGATACGCTTTGCGGCAGCTTTTACGATCCGCTGGAAGTACGGGTAGGCCACAACTGCCCAGTCTGCCGCAAGAATTACGCAAAACTGGGCTGGGAAGATCTGGTACTGACACCAGATCCGTTTCCTGCTGAAGGCATGGGAGAGCAGACGTGAGCTGCACAAACAGTAGCAGCTGCACTCTGCTCGACAAAAATTATTCTACACAGATAGCGTTTTCATCGAGATGTTTATACAATTTGTCGAATAAATACATAAAGCGCTTAGCTTCTGACGGGGAGAGATAAGCGTCCATCGACGCACGGTCCTCCCCGTTGGGGCCGAAGCCTCTTACAAGTGCGCTCATTTCATCTTTGAACTCTCGAACTCCATCTGATGAGTCAATCCCGGGTCTGTGCAGCACAAACGGAGCGAGCAGTAGAACAACTGCCTCAAAAGGGTGCCGCTCAAAATAGTCCGCATCGATGCGGCCGCACAGGGCGCCCCTTCCAGGATTGCCCCACATCGTATTAACGCGTTCCTCAAGTACAATGGCTGTTGCATGGTCAATTTTCATATCCAGACCACCTTTCTAAAATTTATGCCGCCAATTATAGCACATTCTTGGGTAAACGGCAACCTTTCTATCATATTTTTTTATTGGGTACCTGTTCTTTTTGGGCGCTATTCTCCTGCAAAATCCAAAATTCTATTTATGCGTTAGGAGCAAAACAATGAAGATTCCTCAAACTATCAAAATTGGCGGTAAGGTCTACAGGGTGGAGGTTACTGACAATCTCTATCTCGGCCCCGCAAATGTTTCCGCAGAAATCGTTTATACCGATCTCGTCATCCGGATTTCCCCGCAAGCGAAAGGAAAAATGGAGGCGGATTTTGTACACGAGCTGATGCACGGCATTTTGGATCATCTCGGCTACAAAGATCACGATGAGCAACATGTGGATGCCCTGGCGCAGGCGTTGTATATGGTGATCCAAGACAATCCTGATTTATTTGACGACGATGAAATTTTAACCACACCGAGGGTGGCCCCGCAGGAAGAAAAAGGGACCGCAAGATAAGAGGGCTGTGCGATGATGAATGTAGTTAAAACAATCTTTGCCAAAGTTGGAGAGGCCGCTGTGCTTGAGCAGCTTGCTGAAGAAAGTGTTGAACTTGCGCATACCGCTTTAAAACTCGCCAGAATTAAACGGGGACAAAACCCAACGCCGCTAGATGAGAATAAGGCATTTCGCGCCCTCCTTGAGGAACTTGGGGACGTCCGAGTATGCCTCGAGGTACTAGAGGGCCGGTATGGCCCACTGGATACTGGCGACGTAGAACAGGTGAAGCTCAAACGATGGATGCACAGGCTCCAAACATTTAAATCCTTGCCAGATGACCCCACTTAAAAGGTGGGAATCCCCTTTACGGAGGGCACAATATGCAGTATGACCGCAAAATCACAATTTCCGCCGGAAACAATCGGCGATCTACAAATTGGGTGCCGCAGACCATGCTCCTGTCAGAGCTGTGGGCGCGGCTCCAAACCCCCGCCAGAGGCACTGAACCTCTGGCGGAATACCTAAATATGAAAAAGTCTCAGCAGGATGAACTGAAGGATGTGGGCGGCTTTGTGGCCGGTACCCTGTCCGGGCCACGCCGTAAGGCCAACAACGTGACCGGACGGGATGTCCTCACTTTGGACTTGGATCACATCCCCTCCGGTGGTACGGAGGATGTCCTGCGCCGGGTGGAGGCCCTGGGCTGCGGATATTGTGTCTACAGCACCCGCAAACACAGCCCGGCGGCCCCCCGGTTACGCGTCCTCCTGCCGCTGGATCGCACGGTATCAGCGGATGAATATGAACCCTTGGCACGGAAAATGGCGGAATACATAGGCCTGGAGCTCATGGACCCCACCACGTTTGAGGCGTCACGGCTCATGTACTGGCCTTCTTGCTGCGTAGATAGCGAGTATGTGTATACCTGGCAAGATAAGGCCCTGCTCTCAGCAGATGGTCTCCTGGCGCAGTATGCAGATTGGAGGGACTGTACCAGTTGGCCGCAGGTCCCAGGCGCTGTGAGCCTCCCTAAGCTGGCAGTAAAGCAGGGGGACCCGGAGACTAAGGCCGGTGTGGTCGGGGCTTTCTGCCGCACCTACGACGTCTACCGGGCCATGGACGAGCTCATACCCGGTGTATATGAGCCCGTAGACACCACGCCAGGGCGGTACACTTATTTGGGCGGATCCACCACCGGCGGTGCTGTCGTTTACGATGGCGGGAAGTTCCTCTATTCCCACCACTCGACGGATCCTTGCAGCGGCAAGCTAGTCAATGCCTTCGACCTGGTGCGCTTACACCGCTTCGGCGACAAGGATGATGAGGCCCAGCCGGGTACCCCCACAAATCGGTTGCCCTCGTATAAGGCGATGTGCGAGATGGCTACGCAGGATCAGGACGTGGCCGCCTTGATGAGTCAGGAGAGGTATCAGGAAGCTGTGCAGGACTTCGAGGGCGTGGCGGCTACCAATGGAGATGATGCCGCCAACTGGATGACCAAGCTGGCGGTAAACACACAGACGGGGCTCCCCAAGGCCACCATCGACAATGTGTGGATTATCCTAGAGCATGACCCCCTTCTCAAGGGCAAGTTTGCTCTGAATCAGTTTGCCGGCCGGGGGGAGGTCCTGGGTGCACTGCCGTGGGATGGCCGCACCAAGCGCCGCCTGTGGGATGACAACGACAACCAAGGTCTCTACTGGTATATGGAAAAATACCACCACATCACTGGTAACGCAAAGATTGATGGCGCCCTGTCACTCCATTCCGCCGCCCACGCGTTTAACGATATACAGGATTATCTGAGCGGCCTGTCCTGGGATGGTGTACCACGTCTGGACACCCTTTTTATCGATTATCTGGGCGCAGCGGACACGCCATACACCCGAGCCGTAACCCGGAAGTCGTTCACCGCCGCAGCGGCCCGGGCTATGGATCCAGGCTGCAAATACGATACCATGCTCATCCTGTCAGGCCCTCAGGGCCTGGGTAAGAGCACTTTGCTGGATAAGATGTCCAGGGGTTGGTTCAGCGATTCCATTCGAACTTTCGAGGGCAAGGAGGCGTCTGAGCTCCTGCAGGGGGTTTGGATCGTTGAGATCGGCGAGCTGGATGCTTTCCGGGGGACAGATGTGTCCCGCGTCAAGCAGTTTCTATCCTTGCGAGCAGACCGATTTCGGGCAGCATATGGCCGCCATGTCAAAGAGCTGCCCCGGTGCTGCGTGTTTTTTGGCACAACTAATGTGTCTGACTATCTACAAGACCGCACGGGCAACCGCCGGTTCTGGCCTGTAGATGTAGGTCTGACCCCTGCTACCAAAAAAATCTGGACAGACCTGCCGAAAGAAATCGATCAGCTGTGGGCGGAAGCTGTCGTCCGCTGGCGGGCGGGGGAGGAGTTGTATCTAAGAGGTGCCCTAGAAGAGGCAGCCAAAGAGCGGCAGGAGGCACACCGAGAGGTTAGTACGCGGGAGGGCATCGTGCTGGATTTCTTGAGCCGGCAGGTACCTGAGGACTGGCGGCAGTGGCCCTTGGACCGCCGTCGGATGTTCTGGGCGGGCTCCGTGCAGGGCGATGTCGAGCTGGTCGACCGGGACCGCGTGTGCGCCCTGGAGGTATGGTGTGAGGCGCTGGATGGCAAACAGAAGGAGATCCGGAAGTGGGATGCAGCGGAAATAAACAGCATCATTGAGGCATGCGCGGGGTGGGAAAAGAATCCAAAAGCCATGCGATTTGGGTACTGCGGTGTACAGCGAGGATTCCAAAAGGGCCGTAACAAGGGGCCGTAACAAGAGCGTAACAAGGCGTTACATCTGTTGCAGCCGCTTTGTAACAATCTCGGCGAATGTTTCGCGATTGTTACGGGGGATTGTTACGCCTGGAAGCCCTGGAATACGGGGCTTCCAGGGTATTTGTAACATTTGTAACATTCTTTTTCTAATAAGCCTGAAAATAGAGAGGATAGAGAGAATAGAGAGAATATATACTCTCTATCCCGCCTATATACGCACATATACGCGCGCGAGGGAAAATCGTTACGCGCAGACAGGAGGCTAAAAAATGCTTGAAAAAGACATCGAGGGCTACCTGAGGAGGCAGGTAAAAAGTCAGCTGGGCGGTTGGGCGTTAAAGTTTACAAGCCCCGGGCTGAGCGGGGTGCCCGACAGGATTGTCCTGCTGCCGGCCGGTAGGATCGTGTTTGCGGAAACTAAAGCACCGGGAAAGAAGCTTCGGAGCTTACAGAGGCTTGTTTGCGGGCAGATAGCGGACCTGGGGTTCGACGTCCGGTGCATCGACACGAAGGAAAAAGTGGACAGCTTTATTCAGGAGATGATGAAGAAGTGAAATATACACCCCATGAATATCAGGCATATTGCATCCAGCGGGTGGTGGAGGATCCCGCAGTCGGGTTGTTCCTTCGCCCTGGACTCGGAAAGACGGTTATTACGTTGTCCGCGGTTAATATCCTGAAGTATTTTCGATGGCAGGTGCAAAGAGTCTTGGTGGTGGCCCCCAAGAAGGTGGCGGAGGCCACTTGGAGCAAAGAGGCCGCCAAATGGGATCACCTCCAGCATCTGCGGGTATCCACGGTTTTGGGTAGTGCCAGTCGTCGCATACGGGCGGTCAACACGCCGGCTGACGTATATGTCATCAACCGGGAGAACGTGGAGTGGTTGGTGGATTATTACAAGCAGGAGTGGCCCTTCGACATGGTTGTGCTGGACGAAAGTACCAGTTTCAAAAATAGCCAGAGCAAGCGGTTTAAGGCCATGAAGCGGATTCGCCGGTTCATTCAGAAGATGGTGCTGCTGACTGGTACACCGTCCTCTAAGGGGCTAATTGACCTGTGGGCTCAGGTATATCTCCTGGACGGCGGAGCCCGTCTAGGCGCCACGCTGGGCGCTTACAGGGAGCACTACTTCGATCCAGACCAGCGGAGCCGGACGCAGATTTTCAGCTATAAGGCCAAAGACGGGGCGGAGAGCAGTGTCTTAGCGGCCATATCCGATATTTGCATTTCCATGAAGGCAGAGGACTATTTGCAGCTGCCGGATTTCATCCAGCATGAAATCCCCGTTGTGTTAGATGCTAAGGCCAAAAAGGCCTATGACCAGTTTGAGCGGGACCTGCTGCTGGAGGTGGACGAAACGGTAATCACAGCTGGGACGGCTGGTGTCCTGGTGGGAAAGCTCTTACAGTTTTGCAACGGCGCTGTTTACAGCAACGATGGGGCGGTGGTGCCGGTGCACGACTGCAAACTTGAGGCATACGTGGAGCTGCTGGAGCAGCTGAATGGGGAGCATTGTCTAACGTTTTATGGCTACCAGCACGACAGGGACCGGATCCTAGAGTGCCTGCGAAGGAAATGCAAGGGTCTTCGTGTGCGAGTGTATCAGGGAGCCGCAGACGAAGAGGCCTGGAACGCTGGGGAGGTGGATGTGCTTTTGGTGCATCCAGCTAGCTGCGCTTACGGGCTCAATCTCCAGGCTGGAGGGCAGCACGTGGTGTGGTACGGCCTTAATTGGTCTTTCGAGCTGAACGATCAGGGCAACTGCCGGCTGTATCGGCAGGGCTCTCCCTACGAAAAGGTGTTTGTCCACTATCTCATCGCACAGGGGTGCGAGGATGAGGATGTGATGGCCACTATCCGGGACCGGGCGGATACGCACGAAGCTGTAATGCGGGCACTGAAGGCCAGAATTCAGAAAATTCGGAACGGGAGCGTGTGAAGCGCAGAGATACGTCAACGTAGAAATAGATTGAATAATAGAAATTTTTGAAGTTTATTATAAAACAGAAAGGAGGAAGACATGTGACGGTAAAGGAACTATCCCAGCTGTATTGGCTGAATCGTGAAATCGAAATGGACAGACGCCGCCTTGAAGAGCTGGAGCTTTTGACTGCATCGCCAAGGCCTCAAAATTTTGACGGTATGCCGCACATGAGTGGCTACGGGGACGCCCTGGCCCGCAGTGTGGCAGATATCGTCGATTTGAAAGCAATCATTGCCGCAAAACAGCAGCAGTGTATCTACGAGCGAAATCGGCTGGAACGCTACATAGACGAAATCCCGGACAGTGTAACGCGGCAGATTTTTGCGCTACGCTTTATAAACGGCCTCAGCTGGCGGCAGGCGGCATCGAGCATCGGTGGCGGGAACACGGAGGACAGTGTCAAAAAGATCTGCTATCGGTACCTGCGGCAGAAAAATGCTGGTGGAGGTTAAACTTGTCCCGAATGTCCCGCGCATCTGTGTTATCATGTAAACTGGGAATTCGGGATACAGGAGCCGGCGTTTAGGCCGGCGAAGTCTCTCGATGAGGCGAGCAAATATCTCTCTGAATTGGCCGTCCCCGGTGCGAAGTTTACCGGGGTGAGCCTGTCAGTTGCCAATGCGGTTAACGAGGCCCTCAAGGAGGTCCACGACCGCTTCGGGGAGCTCCCTATCTCGGAGGTTCGGGCGCGGCCCCGAGACTACAAAAAGCATTTGCAGGGGGCCTACAACGACAGCGGCGTGCTACTGGTCAAGGGCCGCCCTGATACTTGGGCGCGAGAAGCCGAAAAGAATTTCCGTAGTGGGTGGAACGCTTCGGGCGAAAAATACGGAGTGCTCTATCACGAATTCGGCCACGCCACGTGGAGAAAAATATCTCCGTCACAGAGGTCCGCCATTGATCAGATATACCGCCGTGAGCGCCATCAGGCATATAAAAATTGGCTGGCTGATGGCGGTGCAAGGAGCGGGAAATCCCAGGCAGAATATTTTGGAAGGGTGCTGTCGCAGTACGCACATACGGATACACAAGAGTTTTTCGCGGAGGCATTCTCGCAAATCATGAGCCGGAAAATGCGGCCCGTGTCCCGGGAAGTTCTACAGATTATTGCGAAAAATAATGGGGCGCCCGGCGGGAGGGGTAAAGTGTGAGTGGTAGGCCGCAAAACGAGAACCTGATTAATCTGAATGATCGCAGCCCGGAAGAGGCTCACGCAATCCGCTCAGCGGGCGGAAAGGCAGCGCAGGAGAAACGGCGCCGACAGAAGCAGATGGCGGAGCTGCTGCAGATTTACTCTGAGCTGCCCATTTTGAAGGGAAAAGCCAAATCCCGGCTGGAGAAGCTGGGGATTGCTGATGAGGATCTCACGCAAAAGGCCCTGGTGGCCGATGCGCTGATGCAGGTTGCCCAGCTCGGCAATGTCCAGGCTATCCAGCTGTATCTTGATCTCCTGGGGGAGAGCGGGGGAGGCGCCACGCCAGAAAATAATCTGCTGAGCGCACTTTTGGATGGGACGAAGGAGGACATCGACGCGGATGATATACCAGAACTTCAGCAAACGACAAAATCTGGCGATGACGTGGTGGAATAGGCCAAAATTTAGAGATTATGATGGCATTATCTGCGACGGATCCATCCGTTCCGGTAAGACGGTGTCTATGTCCGACGGTTTTGTGCTGTGGAGCATGAGCCGTTTTAACGGTCAGAATTTTGCCGTCTGCGGCAAGACTATCGAGAGTTTGCGCCGCAACGTAATCACCCTCATGCCGCAATGGCTCGAGGGGATTTTTTCTATCACAGAGCGCCGCAGCGAAAATAAGCTGATTATCACGTCTGGCAGCACGACGAATTACTACTACCTGTTCGGCGGCAAGGATGAAAGCAGCTATACGCTGGTGCAGGGTATCACGCTGGCTGGCGTGCTTTTCGATGAGGTAGCGCTAATGCCACGGTCCTTTGTGGAGCAGGCTATGGCGCGCTGCAGTGTGGTAGGGTCCAAGTTCTGGTTTAACTGCAACCCAGAAAATCCCAGCCACTGGTTTTACACTGAGTGGATCAAAAAAGCGCTGGAGCGTAACATCTTGCACCTGCATTTTACGATGGACGATAATCTGAGCCTTGATCCAGGGATCAAGGCCCGGTATGAGAGTATGTACACCGGCGTGTTTTACCGCCGGTACATTCAGGGCCTGTGGGTTAAGGCTGAGGGGCTTGTCTATCCGATGTTCGATCGGTCCAAGCATGTGGTCCATGCGGTGCCGGCTAAAAGCCCTCGCCACCGGTACTACGTGGCGGTGGACTACGGCACGGTCAACCCTTTCGCTGCTGGACTGTATGACTATAGCCCGGTGGAGCAGAGGGCAGTCATGGTCAGGGAGCTGTATTACCGGGGCGGCAGTAGCAACCGGGTTGACAATGAGGCCTATTATAAAATGCTCCAGGGGCTTATCGGCAACTACCCGATTGAGTACATCATCATCGATCCTTCGGCTAGTTCCATGATTGAGACGATTCAAAAGTATGGCGATTTTGTTGTAGTTAAGGCAGATAACGATGTGCTAAATGGGATTCAGGACGTGACAAAGTTCCTGAACGCCGGGGTTTTGGCTTTCCACGAAAGCTGCAAAAACACTTTCGAGGAGTTCGAGGCCTATTCGTGGGACGAAAAGTCTACGGTAGATGCTGTACTGAAGGAAAATGACCACAGCATGGACCAGCTGCGGTATTTTTGCAGGACTGCACTCCGCAACGAGCTGAAGTGGATTATATAAGGCGGTGAGGGGAATGAACTTTTTTACACGCCTGATGAGGAGGATTCAGATGCTGTTTATGCACAGCGGGACGGATATCGGAAAAGCATTTGGCGTCGAGCTCATTTCGCCCCCCGAAATGGATCAAGCATTAAAAAGCTGGGATCGTATTTCCACGGGTAAGCCCCCTTGGAAGAACTCGGAGAGCGATGTTGAGACAATTAACATGGCCAAGCACATCAGTGACACCCGGGCGCGGCTGACCACGCTTGATATCGGCATTGCCATATCCGGATCCTCCCGTGCAACCTACCTGCAAACGCTGGCGGATGAATTACTCCAGCGGCTGCCGGATCGGGTAGCGGCTGCCGACCGGTTGGGCGGGATGATGATTAAATGGAACGGCGAAACATGGGACTTTATTCTGCCTGGGAACTTTGGAATCACGGCAAAAAACGCCAATGGTGAGATCGTCGGAGCCATTTTTGCAGCACATGCAATCCAGGAGGGCGTCCGTTTTACTCGCCTGGAGTATCATCGGTTTGAGGGCGACAGTGCAACGGGTAGCCGGGTCTATAAGGTCTCCAACAAGGCCTTCCGGAACCAGGTTGGCGCGGCGGGAGAATCCACGCTTGGGCGCGAGGTACGGCTCGATCAGGTGGATTGTTGGGCGCACATCGCGCCCGAAGTAAGTATTGCGAAACTAGATGCACCGTTGTTTGGCTTTTACCGGGTGCCGGGCTCTAATACGATCGACCCCTCCTCTCCGCTGGGGCTTTCGGTTTTTGCAAACGCCCTGCCGGAGCTGAAAGCTCTCGATATTGCCATCAGCCGGAAAAACGCGGAGGTGGAAGACAGCAAGCACATTACCTTCGTGGGGCAGTCCCTGATCCAAAATGCGCAGAATCGGAATGTAGAGCTGCCCCGGTTTGTGAAAGGCCTGGGTATGGGCTTGAATGACACAGAGACATCCGCCGTACACGAGCACGTGCCCACCATGTTGATAGAGCAGCGAATCAAGGACATTAATTTTAACCTGTCTATGGCTGGTGTCAAATGTGGCTTTTCTGAGGGCGTCTTCGTCTTGGATGGGCAGACTGGCATGATGACGGCCACCCAGGTGGAGGCCGATGACCGGGACACCATCCAAACCATCAAAGCTGACCGGGATGCGCTGAAAGGGGCGATTAAACAGGCGCTGGCGGGGGCCAACGCGCTGGCAACGCTGTACAATCTTGCCCCTTTGGGCAATTATGAAGTCAACTTTAACTTTGGTGATATTACGTACAATTACGCTGAGGACAAGGCTGCTTGGCGCGCCTACGCGATGCAGGGTTGGGTACCCAAATGGCTGTATTTTGTCAAGTTTGAGGGTATGAGTGAGGAGGAAGCCAAGGCTGTGGTTGCTGAGGCAGAGACTGCTGCTGTAGAAAAGGCAACACTTTTTGGCGCCGAATAGGGGGCACGTACATGCTGACACCACAGCAGATTATCGACATCATAGAAACGCTCTACCCGCAGATCGACGAGCTGAACGTGTGGATTACCACCGATATCGTAAAGCGTATCATGGCTCGTCTGGCGCGGGGAGAGCAGGTGTCTCTCTCTGAAACAGACAAATGGCAGCTGCAGGTTTTTCAGGAAGCAGGTGGCCATCTGGAGGCCGTACAGAGGGAGATTGCCCGGTGGACAAGGGCCACAGACGTGGAAATCAGGCACATCTTCGAGGATGCCGGCATCAAAGCGCTTGCCTACGATAATGCGTTTTACGCAGCGCGCGGGCTAGCGGAAATTAATCTCGCGCAGTCCGAAAGCATGATCCGATTGCTCGAGGATACCTACCATCGCACAGCTGGCACGGTCCACAACTTCACGCGCACCACCGCGCAGGCGAGCCAACGGCGGCTTATCGAGGTCCTAGACAAGGCGCATTTCCAGGTGATGAGTGGAGCAACCTCTTACACCCAGGCTGTCCACGAAGCAGTCAGCAGCGTTGTGTCAGAGGTGCCAAAGATACACTACCCCACCGGGCACACGGATACAATTGAGACCGCGGTGTTCCGGGCGGTCCGCACCGGCGTTTCCCAGGCGGCGGCTAACATGGCTGTGCAAGGCATGGAGGAACGTGGCTGGGATGTTGTGCTTGTGTCGGCACACCTGGGCGCTCGATACGGCGATGGGGGTGAAAACCCGGGCAATCACTCCTGGTGGCAAGGCAAATTCTACAGCAGGTCTGGAAAGACACCCGGCCTTCTGCCGTTTGTGGAAACTACAGGGTATGGCACCGGCGAAGGACTCTGTGGTTGGAACTGCCGGCATTCAATCGGCCCTGGGGATCTTCGGAGCAATCCATTTTCCGGATTTGATTCTGCGGAGAACAAAAAAGCTTACGATCTCAGCCAGAAGCAGCGGGTCCAGGAATCCCGCATCCGCCGAACCAAAACGAGGCTTATTGGACTGCGGGAGGCCATCGAAGCCGCTGAATATGACGAGGTGAAGGCGAACCTAGAAAAACTTTACACAAAAGCCGCAAAGCTGTTGGAAAAGCAAAATCTGGCGTACAACAGCTTTTGCAACGACAACGGTCTGAAACGCCAGTCGGAGCGCATCCAAATCGCGAAGTGGACCCGGGCGGATGCCAGGAAATCGATTGTTGCAGTGCGTAAGAAATAGCCACGGCAGCGGATCACAACGCTGTTGTGGTCCTTTTTACACGCCTCTATAGTTTCGCCGGTGCAATTCCGGCAGGGGCGCAAATCAGACCACCAGCGGTCGTAATAATGCTGGGCAGCGGGTCAGGCGACGACGTAAAAAGCATAGCTGCAGGAAGGATAGACCATGAAAAAAGAAGAACTTACTGCACTCGGGCTGACCGATGAGCAGGCCGGGAAAATCCTCGCGATCAACGGCAACGACATTGAGCATGCAAAGGCTGTGAAAGACAAAGAGATCGGTACGCTTACGGAAGAGCGCGATAACCTGAAGAGCCGCCTTACCGCTGCAGAAACGACCCTGCAGGGATTCGAGGGGGTTGAGCCGGCCAAGGTTCAGGCGGAAATCCAAAGGTATAAGCAGGCGGCGGAAGACGCAGAGAAACGCTATGCTGCCCAAATTACCCAGCGGGATCAGCAGGACTGGCTCCGGAACAAGTTCGATGAGTACGGCGTCGGGTCGCCCTACGCCCGCAAGCAGCTGGCCGCTGAATGCATGGCTGAAGGTGGTTTGCCGTGGAAGGACAACGCATTCCTTGGTTTTGACGATTACATGAAGGCAGCAAAGTCCAATGATACCGGGTTATATCAAACCGCAGAAGAAAAAGCTGCTGCTGAAGCAGCCAGCAAGCAAAAGGCGGGCGCCCCCACCTTTACCGGCCCCACTGGTGAGCCTGCTACCGGCGGTAAGAAGTACACACCCCCCAAAATCTTTTAAAAAAGGAGTAATGAATTATGCCCCGTATTACCTCTCTTAACATCCTGCTGGAGGCGGAAGGCAAGGATTACCTTTCCGAGCTGTATGGCAGAGTCATCGAAAATGTCCAGAGGGCCTTGGTTTCTGGACCCATAAAGAACATGGACCTGTCCGGCGATCCTGTTTCCGGCACCGTCGAGGCGAAACGCTTTGTGAATGCCACTTCCAAGGCGTATGGCACGGCCCGTACTGCCGGCAAGGGCGACGCGGTAAAGGCGAAGCCCGTTACTGTAGCCATCGACACCGACAAAGAAATCGTCGAGGAGTTGGAGCAGAAGGATGTCCGGCTGTATGGCGTTGACGGCGTTCTGGACCGCCGCTCTGCCAATCATATTCTTCGTATGGCCGCCGAGCTGGACAATGCATTCTTCGCTGCTGCCGCTGGCTCTGCGACTACGCTGAACTTGTCCGCCTACAAGACCATCGCCGAAGAACTGGAAGCCATCATTCAGGAATGCGAAACCACCCAGAATGACTTTGTGGACGGTGTGCCTCGCTCCATGATGCATCTTGTCTTGTCCCCGAAGTATTACGGCAAAATCCGTAATGATCTCGACAAGGCCACCAACAACGCCAATGTCGATACCGGCGCAGAGGAATTTAACGTCTGGCACGGCGTGCGCTCTTACAGCTGCGTTCACTTGCCCGTCGGCTGCAATTACTTGCTGCTGGTCGAGGGTGCTGTTGCGCAGCCTGTCATGGCAGATCAGTACGTCGCCGAGAAGATTCCGCTGTCCAACGCCTACGGTGTCGAGCTGTTCTACCACTATGGCACGAAGGTTGTCACTCCCGATCTGATCTTCAAGCCCGGTGTGTTCACCAAGGCCGCCGCCTATGAAGCCGGTACCCAGTATTACACTGAGAGCAACGGCGTTTACACCGCTGTTGAGATTACCACCTTCGCTGCCGGCACCGACTACTACATCATGTCCTGATGCTGGAAGGGGGGCCCCCATGCTGTTTAAGAACCTGAGAACCGGCAACATCGTAGCGGCCACCGATACCACCAGCGTTGGGCTGATGGCGCGGTCGGCCATCTATGAAGTCGTAGAAACCGCCCCCGCCGCTGATTCCGCATCCGCGCGCCCGGAAGGCAAAACCCGAAAGAAGGCTCAAAAGGCTGAATCGGAAGTCGGAACCGACGCTGCAGAGGCAAAGCGGGACGGTTAAGGTGGTGATGGTATGGCATATGCAGACTATTTGTTTTACCGCAGTGAATTCTGTGGCGATGAATTGCCAGCAGAAGCTGCTCCAAAGTGGCTCACACGGGCCAGTGACGAGCTGGATACGCTGACCTTCGGGCGACTGGAAGCCGCTTTCCCGACCGATGGTGTGCACGCTGCGAAAGTCCGAAAAGCGGTTTGCGCCGTGGCAGAGGCCCTCTTTCGGATTGACAATCAGCGGCAAGCCACCTCCGTACAAAAGGCGGAGGACGGCAGCTATCGCGGGCCCGTGGCGTCCATATCGTCCGGCAGGGAGTCTATTTCCTTCGTAACCAATGATACTGCTGCTTCCGTTTATGCAGCCGCTGCGGCCGA